ACAAATTATACAATATATTTCTGACATGGAAAAGAAAGCAAAGCAGATGAATTTTGTTAAAACTTTGAAACAGTCTGTTGAACATGGCAAGAATGGTACGCAAAAATATATGATTAAAAAAGGGATTAACAAAGGTAAGGTATTATGATAGAGGTTGTATTTGCACTTTTACTTTTACAGGACCATAAAATCATAGAACACCGTTATCACGATAATTTACAAAATTGTTTAAAGGCCAAACGTTATGCTATGAAGGACAAAAGCGTTAAAGATAGAGTGGTCTATAAATGCATAAAGTCTAAAGCAAACGTAGAAATATATATGGGAGAAAAGAAAATTACTTCACTTATATTAGACTAGGATAAAAATGAATTTAACACGTAATTTCAGTTTATTAGAGTTGACTAAATCAGATACAGCGGTTAGAAAGGGTATTGATAATAATCCAAATGCTGATCAAGTGGAAAAATTAAAAGCTCTTTGTGAAAATATTTTACAACCGGTACGAGATCATTTTGGTAGAGTAAAAGTGACCAGTGGGTTTCGTAGTGTAGAATTGTGTATGGCCATAGGAAGTTCTGCAAATTCGCAACATGCTAAAGCTGAGGCAGCAGACTTCGAATGTGTTGGAGTAGATAACGCAGAGCTTTTTGATTGGATTAAAGATAACCTTTCTCCAGACCAGCTCATTTTAGAATTTTACACACCTGGCGAACCTAATTCAGGATGGATACATTGTTCATGGGTTGCAGGGACACCAAGAGCATCATTTTTACATGCTTTCAGATCAGAGGGCAGAACTAAATATAAACCTATATTAGGTAGCGCAAGAGAGTTGTTATGAGAGACCCATTAAAAGGGACTGGAAAAAAACCAAAAGGCTCAGGCAGAAGATTATATACAGACGAAAATCCAAGAGATACTGTTAAAATAAAATTTGCTACTCCGAGAGATGCTAGAATGACAGCTAGTAAAGTCAAAAAAATAAACAAACCTTTCGCACGTAAAATCCAAATACTTACTGTCATGGAACAAAGAGCAAAAGTTATGGGTAAACGAGAGGTGGTCAATATTGCTAAAAAAGCCAAAGAATCTATTCGCAAAAAACGTAAGGTCTAGAAGTTATCTACCTAAAGTGATACAATCAAAAAGGTTGTACGACCGGAAAAAGGTGAAACTTTACGATCACAAAGCCCGGGCTCAAAAGGAGGAATAATGCCGTTAAATAAAAAAGGTAAAAAAATAATGAGATCTATGAAGGATCAATACGGTGAAAAAGAAGGTAAAGCTGTATTTTATGCCTCTAAAAATAAGGGCACTATTAAAGGTGTAGAAAAAAAAGTTGTGAAAGCTGCCATGGGTAGAGCACAATTTAGTGAAACTACTTCAAAAGCACCAGGTACTAAAATAAAACCAGAGGCTTATATAGGTTCCTATATAAAATCTGAAATTGCTGGTAAAAAAATTTCTAACAAATCATACGAGAGTTACTATGGTGATTTATTGAAAGGGTTTAAATAATGTATAAAAAAATGTTACTTGGTGGTTTACTTACAAAAGGAATTAAAACAGCTTACAAAGCTTATCGTAAAACTGGTAAAAGTAAACGACAAGTTATGAAAGATAGTAAAGTAAAAGAAGACATTGCAAAGTCAGATGTTAAATCTGGCATAAGAAGTGAATTGAAAGGTAGATTACAAAAAGAAACTAAAGATTTTAAAGCAGACAAATCAAACTTCTTGAAAAGAAGAAAAAGATTAATGACTATAAGAGATTTAAATTTATTAAAATAACATGATTAGAAAAAAATTAAAAATGAATTCAAAAGGTGGCATACAAATTGTGGCCAACAAACTTAAAAAAGCATCTAAGGCACATGCTGCTCAAGCAAAAACTTTAGAAAAAATTGCTAAAAAAAGCACCGGTGGTTTAGCGGATTACTATAAGGGAGTATTATAATGGCAACTTCAAATACTGTAGCTTTTGATTTAAATATAGATGATATAATTCAAGAGGGATATCAAAGATGTTCTATAACTACAACATCTGGATATAATCTAAAATCAGCAAGGACAAGTTTAAATTTGTTATTTGCAGAGTGGGGAAATCGAGGCATACACTTATGGAAAGTTGAATTAAATGAAAAAAGTTTAGTACAGGGACAAGCAACATATACTGTGGACACTGATGTTAATGATGTTCTTGAGGCTTTTGTTTCAACAACACTAACTGCCTCTGACTCTGCTAGTACACAAGATGTTTCTTTAACAAAAATTGATAGATCAACTTACGCTGCTCTACCAAATAAACTAAGTCAAGGATCTCCATCTCAATATTATGTGGACCGTCAAAAGACACCAAAAATTCAGTTATATCAAGCTCCTGATTTAAACACTTACACTGTTTTAAAATATTATGTAATTAAAAGAATTGAAGATGCGGGTGTTTATACCAACCAAGCAGATGTTGCTTACAGATTTTTACCTTGTATGTGTGCAGGTTTAGCATATTATCTTTCTATGAAAGTAGCACCACAATTAGTTCAACAAAATAAAATGATTTATGAAGATGAATTGAAAAGAGCTTTAGATGAAGATGGTCAAAGAACTTCTACATTTATTACTCCACAGTCTTTCTTTCCATCAACAGGAGTTTAATAATGGGAAAATTTGCAACAGGTAAATACGCAAAAGCAATATCAGATAGATCTGGTATGGAGTTTCCTTATTCTGAAATGGTCAAAGAATGGAATGGGTCACTAGTACACATGTCAGAGTTTGAACCTAAACAACCTCAAATTAGAAGAAAAAGAGTTACTGCTGATGCTATCGCTTTACAAAATAGCAGAGTGATGAAATTTCAACAACCAAGTCAAAACTTTTTAGTTGATGGTGATGGTGTATTTTCTGATTCTGGAGGCACAGTTGTAGGCGTAGCAAATCTTAGTTTACCAGGAAATTTTGCTTTTATTACTCAAGGCACATCTGCGATGAAACCTGCAGATCCATCACTACAAAATAGAAGAAGACAACTTGATGCATTAGTTGGAAAAGTAAATGTGAGTATAACATAATGATTTTTAGAATAGCAACAAAAGGTGGTAAATTATTAATAACTACAGATGCTGGTAAAGCAAAAAAGGCAATTTTAGAAGGTGGAAAAAAAGCGTCAGAAAAATTTATAGAAAGAATAAAAAATAAGAAAGAATATGTTAGAAAATTAAAACAAAGATTTCAAGCAAGAAAAAGAAAAGAAGGTGATCCTGTTTATAAGAAAAAAGCTGCTGAAAGAAAAAAAAGAGGTTTAGCTTTTTTAAACATAGATTTAAAATCTATGACTGATCCAAAAACTTTTAAAAAACTTTATGGAAAAAGTGTGGAAGCTGGACATCTTCAAAATAAAATGGATATAAACCCACGAGT